GTCGAAGGTATAAACGCCTATGATGGAGCTGGTTATCCTGCATTTTTGCAGGAAGTACCAGCACGTCTTCATGCTGTTCCAAAGACAATATCGAAGCCTCGGTTAATAGCCGCGGAACCGACATGTCTACAATGGTGTCAGCAATCAATACGTGATTTTCTCTATCATCGCGTTAGCCATACAATCCTTTCAAACTTTGTTGACTTCCGTCATCAAGAAAAGAACGGATTGCTAGCTCTCGAGGCGTCCCATAGCGGACAGCTTTCGACTATTGATTTGTCTGAAGCTTCTGATCGTATTTCCTGTTGGCATGTTGAACGTCTCTTTAGACGCTCGCCATCGCTACTTAGAGCCTTAGAGGCCACGAGGTCTTTATGGCTCAAACAGGGTATATGTTCGAAATCTCCTCAGTATATTTTACTAAGGAAGTATTCGACTATGGGTAATGCAACAACATTTCCGGTGCAGTCTTTATTTTTCTTAACGTTAGCCTTAGCTTCAACGCTTTTTGCGCGTAAGCAAAAGGTTAACTATAGAAATATTAGGCTGCTTGGAGAATGCCAGGTCCGCGTCTTTGGTGACGATATCATCGTACCCAAAGATGGATCAGATGTACTCCTGGATCTTCTTCAGGCCTTATCACTTAAGGTCAACGTTCGTAAAACTTTTACGGTAGGAAACTTCCGTGAGTCTTGCGGCGTTGATGCATTCATGGGTCACGACGTGACTACCGTGAATGTACTTGATAATCCAGTTCGTACCAAACCCGGATCTATCGCTTCGTGTGTTGATGTGCATCATAACCTTTGTGATAAAGGTTATTTTCGCACGGCAGCATACGTACGAAAGACAGTCACTGATAGGATAACTAATGTCATCCGAACAGTTGGACATAGATCCGGATTCTTCGGGTGGTCGGATCTTGAGGATTTTCCAAGTAATGGCGTCTGTATTAGGCGCTATAATTGGGATCTTCAGATTCCGGAAGTGAAATGTCTTGTCCCTACGGTCAAGACATTTAACGTTCCTCCCGAAGGAGTCGCCGGGTTGCTTCAGTTCTTTACTGAAGCGTCATTTCGCGTAACCTCAGCGTTGTCAACGCTTGGTCACGCTTCTCGGCGCCCTAAGGCTCGGTTAAGCCTTAGGTGGGTACCTGCTCTATAGACCCATATGTGCTTTGCACATTGAGAATAACGAGCAAGGT